ATATAAAGCCTTAAATCCACAGTTATCACAGACTGTTTTCTTTTTATAGCCTGCTTTTTCCCAATTTTTTTGTTTAGGCTTAACCTTAGGCTTTTTACTGCCGCATTCGTCACATATGCTCCTATAGTGACGAACATCGTTTTTTATATAGTTAACAGCACAAAAGTTCTTGTTACATTGCTTACAGATAGGTCTCACGTTGTATTTACTTAAAAACCTTTGAAGGTTTGCTAAAGTGCGCTTTTTTGCCAATTATTATAAATAATATTAAGCAACAGGGTAGTTACCCTCAAAATATAACGTAGGAATAAAAAAATGCCAACACTAATTTCACCGGGCGTATCAGTAACAGTTATTGATCAAAGTCAATATCTACCAGCCACAACAGGTTCAGTTCCCCTAGTAGTATTTGCTACTGCTTCAAACAAAGTAAGCGGTACAGACACTTCAGTAGCGGTAATGACCACTTCAGCGAATGCTGGAAAACTTAAAGAAGTCACAAGTCAACGCGACTTAGTAACTCTTTACGGTAATCCAATTTTCTACACAGACAATGGTACACCACTTCAAGGTTATGAACTAAACGAATATGGTCTATTTGCAGCATATTCTGCACTAGGTGCATCTAATCGTGTTTATTGCTTAAGAGCAGACATTGACTTAGCAAGCCTAGAAGGTTCAGCAACAAGACCAACAAGTCCAGTGGCTAACGGTTCATATTGGTTAGATACATCAGCAACAGACTGGGGCATTTATGAATTTAATGCAACTACAGGTAGTTTTTCACTAGTTGAACCTATCGTTATAATTGATAGTTCAAATATTAGTAATGGTTATCCTTTACAAACACTAGGTCAAATCGGTAGTTATGCTGTCAACGCACTTCAACTACCAGATACACCAAACACAGTGTTTCAATTTTTCTATAAGAATTATTTAAACACATGGGTAGCATTAGGATCAGCAGCATGGCGCATGAGTTTACCTGCTGTAGTAGGTACTGCTTCACCTGATACATTGACAGCAGGTAATACATTTACTATCACGATACCTGGTGGCGGTGCCGACACTACTACAACAATCACTGTTCCTGCAGGACCAAATAACACAGTGGCAAAAGTAAAAGATGCTATAAACAACTTAGGTTATAAAGATTTAAGTGCAAGTGTTAACTCAGCAGGCAGATTACAAATTTATAGTTATGATGGTATGGTAATAGCAGCCGGTACAGGCACAGTATTAGCCGATCTAGGTATCGAAGCAGGAGAATATAATTCTCCAGCATTCGAATACGGCACTGCTGCTCAACAACCATTATGGCAACAGGGTCAGGACGTACCTCGCCCAAGTGGCTCAATATGGATGAAGGTTGGTAATTCAGGCAATGGCTTCAACCCAAGAATGTTAGTATTCAATAGTACTACAGGTTTATGGACATCAAGAAATGTAAATCTAGCACTAAATGATACACAGGCTACTAATGATCTTGATCCAACAGGAGGAAAAGCAATACCTGCTGGAACTCTATACGCTCAATATGATTCTGTAGATGTCACAGGTCCAATCTATTATTGGAGACGTTTAACAACCGGTCAAACTGTTGTGACTGGTTCAGTTATAAATCCTGAATTCAACAGCGGACCTTACTATTTGACAGTATATACATCACAAGCGAACTCAACATCATATCTAGGTCCTTATACAGTGACAATTAATGATAATTCAACTGTAGCGGACGTAGCAGATGCTTGGACTACTGCTGCTATACCTTATACTATAGCATCAGTTTCAACTGATGGTGCACTACAACTCACACATACACTAGGTGGCGAAATCAAAATAAGCGATACAGTTTATGCGACTGGTATATCAAATGGTTTCTTAGCAACAGCAGGACTAGTTGCAGGAGATGATGAAGGAGTCAAATTTGACGGCGTCAAGGGTCGCCAGATCACTACTGCTGCACAAACAAGCACAACTGGTGCAGGGTCCGGATTGACTTTAAGTGTATCTATGTCAGGTAGTCAACTACAATATGTGATTGATGCAATTGCTTCTGCAGGCTCTGGCTATGCAGTGGGAGACATAGTATCATGGGACGGTGACAGTGTAGGATTAGGCGGTTCAAGTCCTGATAATGACTTTGCTGTAGAAGTTACAGCAGTTAATGGATCAGGCGGCGTACTTAAAGTAGTATTATCAAACACTGCTACAAATGCTCCTAATTATACATTCTATACACTATTAAGTAACTGGGTAGAATTTACATATGAAGCAAACGATAGTGCTCCAGTAAATCCTCCAGCACAAAATCAAAATTGGTTCTATTCACAAATCACTAACCAAGTTGATATCATGGTTAAAACTTCAACAGGTTGGACAGGTTATAAGAATGTACCTGACTTTGATTCAAATGGTTTCCCACTACCAAGCGGTAGCAACGAAACTGATCCAAATGGACCACAATTCAGTGCTTCAGCACCAACTACTCAAAGCGATGGCACCGAATTAGTGTATGGTGACTTGTGGATTGACACAAGCGATCTTGACAATTATCCATTAATCAATCGTTGGCAATCAGTCAATGGTGAAGATCAGTGGGTACTAATTGATAATTCAGATAATACCAGCGGCTCAGGTGTATTGTTCCAAGATGCACGTTGGAGCGGCACTGGTGCAGTTGATCCAATTGAAGATCCTATCCCAACAACTAAATCAATGCTAACAAGCGACTATACTGATTTAGATTGTCCAGATCCAGGATTATCACCAACAGGTATTTTGTTATTCAATACACGCCGTAGCGGTAACAACGTAAAACAATATAAATCAAATTATTTTACAGTTTCAGCATATGGCGATTTAGTTGATGTATACAGCAATTCTGCAAATTATGTTCCTGGAGACAGAGTGTTATTTTCACAGACATTTTATGTCTGTATAAAAGCAACTACAGGAAATGATCCAGACGATACAACATATTGGTTGCCGATGGCTACTGGAACTTGGTACAGCGTATCAGGCTTACAATCAAACGGCGCACCTTATATGGGTCGTAAGGCTCAAAGAAATATGGTAGTAGAAGCATTGAATTCTGTGATAGCAAGCAATACTGCAATACGTGACGAAGATAACTTCTTCAACTTGATTGCTACACCAAATTATCCAGAATGTCAAGCAGCCATGATTGAACTCAATCAGGCACGCAACGATACAGGATATATCATAGGTGATACTCCATTGCGTCTACCAGAAGATGCTACAGCCATCAGAGAATGGGCAACAAACGCTGCTGGTGTATCAAGCACAGGTGAAGATGGATTAGTAAATCGTAATGAATACATGGGTCTATTCTACCCAAGCGGTACAGCAGTTGACCTAAGTGGTAACAACGTTGTCGTACCGGCTTCATTTATGATGTTGCGTACATTCTTACGTAATGACACGATTGCTTATCCTTGGTTCGCAGCAGCAGGTACATTGAGAGGTCAGATAGGCAATGCAACAAGTATCGGTTACTTAGATGCAGCAACAGGCGAATTCGTAGCAACTAAAACACGTATAGGTATACGTGATGTTTGTTATGAAAATCAAATCAATCCACTAGTGTTCTTTACTGGTAACGGTTTGTTAAACTTTGGTAACAAGAATTCATTGGATACTCAAAGCGCACTAGACCGTACAAATGTCTCAAGACTCGTGGCTTATATTCGTCGTCAATTGACTATAGCAGGAAGACCTTTCGTGTTTGAACCAAATGACGCCATTACAAGAGCAGGTATAGCAGGCGTAGTTCAGTCACTAATGATTGATCTTGTTGCGAAGAGAGGTTTATATGATTACCTAGTAGTCTGTGATGAGTCAAACAATACTCCAGAAAGAATAGATCGTAATGAGTTATGGGTAGACGTTGCAATTGAGCCTGTGAAGGCAGCAGAGTTTATCTACATCCCAGTACGTATATTGAATACAGGTGAAATAGGAAATCAAGCGTAAGAATATTGAGGCTCAGGTAATGAGCCTCAATTAAGATAAATAATATTATATTAGGAGATTTTACAAATGGCAACAGCCTCACAATCATTGTTTAACATGACAGTCGCTGGTGACAACGCAGGTGGTAACCAGGGCTTACTCATGCCTAAACTACAATATCGCTTTAGAGTTAACTTCATTAATTTTGGAGTTGACACAACAGGTGGTTTGTCATTAACTAAGCAAGTTGTTGATATCAACAGACCAACTGTACAATGGCAAGAAATTCCCCTACAAATTTACAACTCAGTTGTAAAAATTGCAGGCAAGCATTCATGGACTGATATCACAACTACTATCCGTGATGATGCAACTGGTTCTGTTTCTAAGGCTGTTGGACAACAATTACAGAAGCAAGTAGATTTCGTTGAGCAATCATCTGCTGCTGCTGGTCAAGATTATAAGTTTCAAACTAACATTGAAATTCTTGATGGTGGTAACGGTACACAAGTTCCTGCAGTTCTTGAAACATGGGAACTATATGGTTGCTGGTTAAAGACAGCAAACTATCAACAATTGAATTATGGTCAAAGCGATGCAGTAACAATTCAGTTAACTATTTGCTACGATAACGCAATTCAATCACCACTAACAAGCGGTGTTGGTCAAGATATTGGAAGAATCTTATCTGGTACTTCAACAACTGGTATAGGATCGTAAGTTTAGGAGCCTACAATGGCTAAAGGTTATTGGGCCCAGCAACTACAAAGTGCTGCCGGTGCGTTCTTCGGTACTCCGCAAGCGCCCGGCGGCATGTATTTTAAAGATTTCCGTCATGCTAGTAAGACGTTCGTCAGTGACAGTTACGCACTAGCACCTAAATATAAATTTTTATTTCACGTTGAGTTCGGTATTAATACTGAAAGCGTACAACCTTTCTGGGGAACTGAACAACCCAATTTCGGATTACTTGTAAAAGACGTTAGACTTCCTTCCTATAGATTCAATACAACAATTTTAAATCAATATAATAGAAAACGTTTAGCACAGTCAAAGATTAATTACGAACCTGTAGAAATAAATTTTCATGATGATAACTCAAACGTTATCAATAAATTATGGTATGCTTACTATACGTATTATTATAAAGATGCTGTAAAAGGTGGTTCATTAACAAATTCAACACCTAATACACCTAA